GTGGTATACACCATCAGGGGTAATTTCTCTGTCACCGATAATAAATTTACTGTGTTTGTCCGCCCATCCAAATTGCTGTCTCATTTCTTCCGCCTTCCTTTTAAATTGAAGTTCTCTCACAGACGCAATCAGATACTCCGTGATTAACTTAAACGATTTTTGACTACACGCCACACCGTTGCCGGATAAAACTTTACGTAGTTCTCCAGTATCCGTAATGTGCGAGTTAGGTACAACAAATTCTATGACCCCATCTTTTGGCAGATGCAGCTTTATCACCGCAACCAACATAAGCAAAGGATCTTTCATCAACTTAGTCACGTACAAGTCGTGCTCATATACTATAGCGGGTTCTTCTTCGTCCCCACGCAATAAATAAATGCCGCCGTTCTTACCCCGAAAATAAGGATTCGGGTACTTAGGGATAACGTGGGATTCTTCCTCATCCTCTTCAACCAGAGAAATAACGTTGTCTTCTTCAGTAGCTTCAATAACTTCCCGCCCAAGAACAATAGGCGACTTAATCTTGCCTTTATGGGGACAACCTTCGCAACCCCCCGGATTACTCTTTTCGAACTCTACGCAACTATGTGGTCCGACAATGTGTTTTACTTTCTCCTCAGTGGTGTTGTAGTCATAGTCAGGGTGGTCTTGAGAAATCTTGTGTATCGCCCTGTCCCTATCCTCACAAAATTTAGCGATAGATAAGGCATCAAACCACCTTGGCTCAGACAAAGAATCTCTGGCCTCATAAGCCTCCATTAACTGCCTACACCCCGTTCCCTTCGCACTGCGTACCATTATCTTGCCGAACTTGTTTATCGTATTGCCCATCAAAGACTTAGCAAGTGCCGACATCTCACGTTTAGGGGGTGTTTGCTCAAACTTCTTAACCCCTAGCAATTCACGAAACTCTCCAAAGTTAACCGTGTCGGCGAAAGAAATCACGGACACTGGGGATGGTGGGTTATCTTTAAAGTTCAAAGTGCCCGGCACTCTAAGTATTCTAGCTACCTCAAACACCTTACCGTCTATGTGAAAGTTATGTAGCACGCACAGCTCTCTAAGCCTTGAAGCAACAGGCTGCCATTCTTCCCGAGTAACGTCACTGTTTAAAGGCCAGTATGCGTGTATACCGCGCCCTGAGTTCACAAGGATCGGTTTCGGTAGCCCAATTAGTTTGCAAAAGTCTTTCAGTGCTAGAAGCCCAGAAGTCTGGTCAACGTAGCCGTCCGGACGGTTTGTGGTTGGGTTTATCTTTGCTTTATCCTCCCCGCAGTCTATGTCTAACCAAAAAGAACGAAGTGCTTTGACGTTCGGTTTCTTACGGTTCTCGTCTGTCTTAAATCTAGCTACCCCAAAAAAGACATTGCGGTTTTGCTGCATGTATTTAGATGCTAGGTCATCGACTTCTTCCCGTGAAGATACAAACGTTTGTACGACGTCGTCCTTACCCCTTATGCCCAACACAGCAATCCATCCATCGGACGGTTGGACAACGCTCAAAAGGTCTTTATCATTCGTCATCAAATTCCAGAGGGAATGCTCCCCCCACAAGCCGTATTTCAGGCTATATCAGTTTATTTTAAAGGCTTGTTCGAAGCTATGAAGGCTTTTACAGACTCTACAATTGATTTCTGAGGACTACTTACCCCCACAAACCAGTTGTAGATTGTTTGTCTAGTGACGGCAAGTTCCTGAGCAATTAAAGAAACAGGTATGTTATTACGAATACACATACGCCCTAACTTCACACCCAGTAGCTTGCCGTCAGCTTCCTTATTTAGCTTGGACAGCCTAACGCTGTATCCATATGCCATAAAGTTACTCGTCCTCGCTCCACTCGGAGACAACGTCAGCGAGTTTAGATTTCACCGGGGGCTCGACTTCAACCTTCTTTGACTTGCGTTTAATTGGCTCCTCAATATCTTCTACTTCTTTGGCTTCGTCGTCTGGTTCGTCTGAACGAGATACAACTGGCTTAGGCTTTGAGGCTATAGCTGCTGGCTGCTTAGTAACTCCGTCAGCTTGGGCTACAGTAATCATGGTGTACAGCTTGGTTTCTGGCTTACTTTGCGACGCAACCACTAACTCATACTCTTGATCGGAAATATTGCGCAGTGGTGTAAACAGAAGTTCCATCGTGTCCGCGTTGGCATCAAAAGAAACATTGGTAACGACGTTGTCTGGTGACTCTCCGTTAGCAAGCAGATACTTTATGTAAGACTCAAAGGGGTGGATGTTGCCAGATCCTTTGCCGAATAAAGACTTGGCTGGGATATTAAACTGGTAGACTTCCCCACTATCATCACCTTCAACCAACACTGACACTCGTCGTTGGAACCGGCAAGCACGTCCACCCGTATCTCCACTACCTTTAATGTTCTGGGGGCAATCAGCGCAGTTAGAATGTTGAACGTCCTGAGCGGCGGCCTCGGGCTTATCCCCAATATTAGACCAACAGTTAGGTAGTGTGGCTTCTTTGTTCGGATCAAATTTCTCTTTGTAAAAAATACGCGATACTTTCGGCAAAGCGCCAACAACAATAAGATTAATCTCACCACGTACGGCGTTGCCAATTTGCTCACCATTAACGATTCGTTTGAATGTACCGTTGGTGTTTGTCTGGATACGGCGCGACGTAGTAGAACTTGCAAATGTTTTAGCCAACTCGCTCATGCCACGACTTGGGGAACCGCCGGTAGACGGCTGTTTAAAAATGGTTACGTTAGACATACATGCTTCTCCTTACAGATTATTTTGAAGTTGGTTTACGGACTTGAATAATATATTTACGATCATTTTGTAGGCCGGGAGGAAAGCTATCCGGCGACTCCTCTAAAAATTGTTGCATGTTAGTGTTGTGTATGCGTTTCTCAAGTAGGTAATGAGCGTCGTTCTCCTTAATAAATTTGTACAAAGAATCCCAATCGTTCGTCCAATACCGCGACGAGACCCGACGAGACACAGTGCCAGCAGGGGTGCGTATACTATCTACGTTTTGATCTTTACAGAGTTCAAGAAGCTTGCCAGCCACGACCTCAAACTCATCCTTGAGTGCTTGCATTTCAGCTTTGTGCTGCTCTTCCTTTTCTTGCACCGCTGTCCTGATTTTTAGGTACACAGTGACAAGTCCATATAGGGTAAATTCGTCTTCCATCTTCGCTCCTTTTCGGTTGACGGTTCTACTATAACATAACTTTTGACTTTGTCAAACAGTTTATGAAATTTCTCTTCGATAAAGATCTATTATTTTTTCGTGGTTGTTTATGTTGTTACGCAACATGCTGTACAGGCGGGACTCTACTTCACTGCCTTTTACATGCACAACCGTCATAGCGTTCTTCTGGCCCGGTCTATTGATTCGGGCGTTGGCCTGTAAGTAAGTCTCCACGCTTGTGACGGGAGCGTACCAAATCACCGTGTTGGCGGCAGTTAGGGTCAACCCGTGGCTAGCCGCTTGTGGTTGTATTATTAGAACGTAAGGATCTTCGCAGTTCTGAAAACGTGTTACTAGATCGCTACGCTTGTTGAGGCTTACCTTGCCGTTGATCACCCCGCACGAAACTTTATTTTTTTCCAAGACCCGTTGCAGTAAATCAATGGTGTGCGTAAACGGCACAAACACCAAGACCTTGTGGGAAGACTCTTGTATCACCTCCAATATGACTTGTATTCTATTGGATACATCAAACTCGATAACCTCTTTGGTGTCCGAGTAGACTGCCCCACCTGATATTTGCAAGAGCTTATTGATATTAGTCGCAGCGTTAACTGCGGTTACTGTTTCTTCCGCCGCTGTAAGCGTCATCTGCCTCTTTAGTAAGTCGTAGTACTTAAGTTGCTGTGCTGTGAGCGGGGCGTCCCTGTCCACATATGTTACATCCGGCAAATCTAAGCACTGATCCTTTTCAAACCGTATCGCGGGTTGCAGTACTCTATGCACGATTTCTTTTGCTTGAGGCTTAGCCGCCCAACGGTATTGGGACACCTTGTACATAACCTGATCTCTAAACTGCCCAAAGAATTTAGGTGTGTTTTCAGGGTTGACCAATTTGGCTATACCGTAAGCGTCCACTGGAGACTGTGAGGCAGGAGTACCGGTGAGCATCCACAAACGTTTAGATTGGGCCACTATATCTTTTAGTATCTTCCACCGGTTAGTCTGTGGGTTCTTGTAACTTGTCGCCTCGTCTACTACCACTAAATCAAAACCACCTTCCAATATTTCCTTCTTAACGATAGCGGCCCCGTCAAAATTAATGATAACGAAATCGCAACCGGCGTTAATTATTTTCTTACGTGCGGTAGAGTCTCCATGGGCGACAGAGCAGGATCGGTGCATAGCAAACTTAAACAGGTCTTGCTGCCATGCAGATTTCATAATAGATAGCGGGCACAGCACCAGTACACGGTTCACTTCACCTATGTTCATAAGATAGTCCGCGGCCCA